CCTGCTTGTGTTTCAGGTGCAAAAGGAATTACAGTTGAGCCAGGATAATATGATTTACCGACATCACTCGAATATAAACGAGCAGCTTCTGACATTATATCTTTTACATAAGGTTCAGCAGGTTCATATACTCCACCCCCTGTTTCTATTACTTGTGGATCATCTCCTCCGAATGACATATGTTAGTCCTCCAACTTTCTTTCTAATAAATAGTGTGTTATTTTATAATCATGTTTTTTAAGTATGCGTGACCAACCTGGTCGAGCATATGTTTCTAGATGAGTACACCCTTGTTGTTTAGCATAATCTTCTAGTGTAGTAATTTTATCTTCCCAAGATCTTTTATTCTTGCCAGTAGCTATGAATATATTTAATGATTGAGTATTACTACGTTTAATTATCTTAGTTACAATACAACCTTGATATTTGTTTTTTCTTTTTTCATTCCATAAAATCCATAACTGAGCTTTGCCCTCATATAATTGTTTCTGTACATCTTCTAAATTATAGTGATTACCAGAATGTTGTAATGCTTTATCAATCGAATCATTAACAAATGGTTCAACTGATTTAATATTTTCTGTAGGTATAAATACAGGTACTGTCATTCAATTTCTAAGTAACTACATACAACATGAAGATCATTTGCATTCTCTGCTTGTATCTTTAATTCTTCATCTGTATTCATTACAAGTGAACTTGTTAATAATTCTGTAGTTGTTTTAGCAGCAATATCTTTTTGTTTAAATAAACTAAATACATCATTATTTGTATTTAATAAAGTAACAGTTATTTCACAAGCATTACTAGCATCATCATTAGAAACTAATAAAGATTTTACAATACTAATTGTATTAGCTGGTACTGTATATAAAACAGTATTATCAGTAGTTGTTAAATCAACTTTACTATTCTTGTATGTGTGAGCCATCTTCTTCTACTCTTTTCCAAAATTCATCTAATGCATTTTCATGTTCGCAGTTAGAACATTTACATATAGCACATTGTCCATTGTTTCCACAATGACATTCGTGATTACAATTTATGCAAGAAACCATGCAGCTACCTCCTGATTTTCAGAGTTATGATATCTTACTAATTGATTAGTAATATCCTCTGATACTAATTGATATTCATATGTAGATAATAATATACCTTCTAAAGTAAAAGCAGGGTAGTTATAAACATATTGTAAGTTTTGTTTACTTGCCATCTCTTAACTCTTTGTTAAGTTTCTGTCTAACCATTTCAAAGTGAGGTTCCCAATCTTCATCAGTACCTGTTTCAAAATCTCCAAACTCAATATCATTAATCCATATTCTATTGTCTGAAGTTTTAAATGTATACACAGGTTCTATTCTATCAGTAAGAATTGCGTGTTTACTATCTTCAACAGCTATTAATTGATTATCTTCTACAACCCAATGTGATCCAGAAACTAATACATCTTTATAATTGTAAATGTTTTGTGGCATAAATTCCATTTTAGCTTGAACAATACCACCTTTAGTTTCTTCACCAACTTTGATTGTTGTAATTTCTTTTGTAGAACCATCAGCCATTTGAATAGCAGTACCTTCAACGAAACATCCTGCAGGTCCAGAGCCTCCAGCTCCTCCTCCAGAGCCGCCTCCGCCGCCTCCGCCACCAGAACCGCCTCCTGTTGCTCCTGATCCACCAGTGCCACCAGCACCTCCAGATGAGCCACCACTTGAACCGCTTGAACCACCGCCAGTACTAGTTCCAGCTCCTGGTTTACCAGTTCCTCCCATTGGGCCTGCTCCACCACCTGTACCAGTTGTACCAGATGGAGGTGAATATCCTCCTTCACCTTTACCATCCATTTTTTTCTCAACTTCTGCAAGCATATCATCAATAGATAGTTCTTCAATACCAGCTTGTGTAAATGCTTTTTCATTTAAAGTAGTACCACTTGTTAGTGTAGCTCTAGTTAAAGCATCTTCAGGTGATAAACCTGATTTTAATGCATCATTATAAACATCTGCAAGTTGTCCTATAGCAACATCTCCTTCAACACCAAGTCCTTTTAGTTGAGCTTTATTAATCATATTAGCAGCTCCAGCTATTGGGCCTATTGGCATTCCTGTAATTGTTCCAAGTAAGCCAGCTACCGCAGGATTAAAACTTTGAACATCACTAGCTATCTGACCAAAATTAGGTCGTTGCATTCCTCCTATACGATCTTGATAGGCTTTAAATCCTTCACCACCACCACCTCTAGTGTGTATGCCTTGTCCAGTTGGATCAACGACATTAATTGTATCGTTAGAAACAGGATTAGGATCTGCTGCTTCTATTGGAAATGGTGTAGATACAGGTAAGAAGTCTTGTTGATCTTTTCTAAATGGAGCCATGTATTCAGGAATAATAGTTTCTGTTTGTCCAGTTGCAGGATTAAATCTTAACTGTACTTGTTGTCCTGGTTGTGTAGCATCTTGACTAATAGTTTGTGAACCCATACCACCAAGAACACCCATTTGTGTAGGAGTAACAGAAGATTGCCTAGGACTAATAGCAGGTTGTAATAGTCCAGCATAAGTATCTCTTATCTGATTAAACTGTGAATCTTGAAATGTTTTTTTACTTTCAGGATAAACTATAGACTCATATCTTTGTCTAATTCTATCAAAATCTATTGGGTTTCCTATTAGTGCCATTATCTATATCCTTCTTTTATAGCTTCTATATCAAGTCCTTGAGCATCATTCCATTCTTTGTTTGCTGGAACTTGTATATTAAATTTAAAGTATCGTGCAGACTTATGAAACGGAATTGTTCCTGTAGAATGCATAGCATTTTCACTTGTTGTAGATGCAGTATCAGCAACTTTGTTTTTAAAAGTTAATGAACCTGTAACATCATCAGTATCTATTATTGGTCTTACATGAGTAATTAGTGAACGATTATTTGGAAATACTTCTGTTTCACCTGTACCTATTTCAGCTTTTAATGAGTTGCCTTGGAAAGCTCCTAGTTTATGATCTGTTCCAAATACACCAAATGATCTAAGCCCACCAGACCAGAATGCACTATCTAATGAAATAGTAATTCCGTCTAAATCATTTGCACCTGATGTTGGATAATCATCTAGTTCTTCTAATGTGTAGCCAGGAGTTTGATAATCTATCATATACTCATGGTCTATAACTATTAATGACCATCTGTTAGATTCATAATGATATACAAGAATCTTATCATTTTGAGTATCAGAGTTAGTTCCTGTTTTAGATGGATAAGACCAACATATTAATTTGTTTTCTCTATCAGCAGTTGCTTTGACTCTTTCTCGTCTAGCAAACTTTAAATCATTAAAAAAGAAACGATCAACTTTACCATTACCAATAGGTTGAGATGTTGAACCATCAGTAACTCTAAATCCATCTTCAGATAAAAAGTAAACCATGTTTCCAACTTTAATTACATTTTTACCTTGTACTGCTCCTACATTATCTTCTATTCTTCTAAATGAAAAGATAACATTACCACCTCTATAATCCATTCTAGTAATACGAGACTCTTGAAATATCAATCCATACTGTCCACCAGTAACACCAGTGATAGTTCCACCTTCAGGTAGAACTTCTGTATCAGATTGATTAACACCAGCAGTCCAGGATGTAGGACTATTGAAACTAGACCAGGCTACAGTTGTTTGTCCAGTTGGTTGAAAACCTGTAACAACAAAATTACCTACAACAGCTGCGTGTTTAAATATAGGAGGTGATCCTCCAAGTGCAGCAAAGTCAGTTGATCCATCTAATGTCCAGGCTTGGGGTGCATCATCACCATTAAAAGCAATAACAACTTCTCCGTACTTTAAAAAATCCCAATGACCATCAGTAGGTGTAGAGAATGTAGTGCCACCACTTTCATCTACAAATGAGTTAGATGTTAATTTATATAACTTAGTAGCATCACCAGCAAATATAGAGATAACACCTGTATCTGATTTAAATGATGCTGCTCCTTGCGCTCTAGCTGTTAAAGCATTACCACTAGTAGTAGAAATACTTTTCCAAGGTCTGTAACTAGTAACAGCAGGATAAACATTTAAGGCTTGTGTTGCACCAGGATTAGTGTGGTCTGGTAAATCAGGTAGCCATTCTCCAAAAGGTACTTGCATTATTTTACGTTATCAAAATTATTAATATTAATATCTGTTCTTTGTATAAGAGGTGATCCATTGTATTTATCTTTTTCATCAGCATCTTCTACTTGTTTAAGAGCAGCTTCATACTGTGATTTAAACTGTGCAATAGTAGTTTGATCCATACCTCTAATAAATGTAGATGCAAAGTATAATGCACCATATAAATATACATCAGGATGATTAGTAAGAATATGATTGGTAGTACTTGAACTGCCAATATCATTAAAGGCTTTATAATAAACTAATCTAGCTGTGTATGAAGTATCAGGTGTAGGACTAAATCTAAAGTTTGATCCTTCAATAGAATACATTTTAGGAACACCAGATCTTTCAAAGCCAGAAGTATTAGCTTGATGATATGCAGTAGTTAGTTCTAATGTTTGGTCAGGTGTAGAACTTGTAAGTATAAAACTACGAGCTTGTAAAAATCCTGTAGGCAGAGCTTCTGTTTCTGAGTCTACAGTAAATGAAGTATCTACTGTTTCCATACTTCTAACTCTTAGTCTACGATTTAAGTCAGCTTCTGTTAAGTCAATAAAATCATCTATCTCAGATGTTAAATCATCTCTAGCTAGGAAATTAGCTATTGCTGTTTTTAGATTTGCATAATTATTTAACGCCATTATAACTTCTTATCTCCCACTCTAAAGTTTTGGAACTCATTACTGTTAATCATTCTTTTTATAATAGTACGCTGGTCATCTTTATGTACTTTGTGCCAATTAGAATGACCAAATAGTTCTTTTGTTTTTATTTGCAGAGCAATCAATGGTATCTGTGCAATCCTTTGAAACTCTCCACGCTGTTCATTAGCTCTATGGTTACGAGCTATTTTATTATCATTAAGTATGTTTGTTGTATCTTGTGTTTTTTTGACTACTAGTTTTCTAGAGCCTCTATCTATATGTATATCTTGATTTGAATTATATATATTAGTCATATTATAGTTCCGTTACATCAACATCATAAGCATCAACTAAGACTCTCCAACCATAAGTATCATTATAAAATACTAAACCAATACCAGTGTTTTGAGTTGTTATGGTTAAGTCAGCAGTAGCTCCTTGTATTTTCTTTGAGTTACGACCTATTGTCAAGTTGTTGGAATCAAAAGATGCAGTTGCATCAAGAACATGAATTTCATCACCAGCACTTGGACTAGCAGGAAGTGTAATTGTAAATGCACCACCTGAAGTATCGCATAATATTTTATCACCAGCAACAGCAGTATATGTGCCAGTTTTAGTTAAGTTATAATTAATGTGTGATTTACTATCGAGTTGTGTTTGGATAGCACTAGTAACACCATCAACATAATTTAATTCAGTAGTAGAAAGAGTAGCTCCATCTAATATTTCTAATTCTGTTTCATTGATAGATGCACTACCAATTATAAATCCTGTAGCAGTAACTGTAGAATTAAATGCAGCAGCTCCAGCTTCTGACATATCTAATGTTAATGCTGTAATATCTGATGAACTATCTGTTCCTTTGAATATAATATCAGTATCACCTGCTTGTGCGTCAATAGTAATGTTTCCAGAACTTGTTGCTAAAGTAACAGCAGCATCACCAGTTCCAATATCATCAGCAGCAACAGATGCAGATATAGATGAATTTAAATTTGAAAATGTTATTCGTTTTGTTGTACCAGCATCAGTATCAACTACTACAAATTCATCATCATTGGCAGGACTAGTTAATGCACTCAACTCTGAAATTTTACTATCAGCCATTCTTTACTCTCTTTCTTAAAACTTTGTTTCTTTCTTTATTCTTAGATTGTTGTTGAGAAGATTTCTCTTTCTCTTTTAATAATTTTACAAGATCTTCGAAAGTCATTCACCTGAATTAACATTAATAGGTGTACCACTAAATACAGTACCTACAGCTTGTTCTAATCTAAGATTGGATCCTTCTTCCATTAATAAATATGTTCTATTTTCTAATTGTAATACATCATTAGGCACATCTGTCCTACGATCTCTATAACGATCTTGTCCTCTAATAGAAAACTTTAACATTTATTGTGTTAGTTCTGTAACTCTTGCAGTTCCAGTAACAGCTCCTACTCTTAGGAATGCTACCTTAGTAGCAGGTGTTACTCTAAAATATTCTGGTGTATATGCAGGTATAATTAAACTTGATGATGTTGCAGATGGTGAAGCACCAAACTCTACATAAGCATCAACTGTACATACAATTCTAACTTCTCTTGTTTCAGCATTAAATGCTGTACTGTTTGCAGCAGATGAATCAGCAACAGCTACTGTGTGATTTGTGTCTACTTTAAATGTAGTTGGGCTTTTTGTTGTTGTCATATTTACTCCGTTAGTTCTGAAATATACAATGAACCATCACTTGCTGCTCTAATAGCAGATACAATTTGACCTTCAGTAACTTTAAATACTTCATAGTCTTTTGCAGCTATTGGTGTCGCTGCTGTTGTAGCAGTAACAGCTGGATTATTAATTGTAATAAAACAATCAGTTGTTGCATATACTCTAATAAATCTTACATGATCTGAAATAGCAGAACTATTTGCAGCAGTTGCTGTGTAGTCTACTTTTTTAACTACTCCACTTAATCTATACATAATACTTTCCTTTAATAGAGGGGAGACCGAAGTCTCCCCCTAATTATAATTACTGATTAATATCAGCAATAATGCCGTGTGCGGCTTCGTTTCTCATTTCGAGAGTGTACTCAACTAAAAGTTGTTTCTTCTCTGAGTCACCAGTCTTTGCAAGATCAGCAACTTGGAAGTCTCTTAGGTAAGCAGTAGCAGCCATGTCAGACTGTAGTAAGAAAATTTGTTTCTCAGCAGTCGTAGCCATAACTCTATTTGGAACTACTTGGATGTCTCCAAAGTCTGAGCTATAAACGTCAATAGCAGCAAACTCAGTTCTTGCTTCAGCTGGGCCAAAACGAGTAGTATTCGCATTGAATCCAGAGATTACTTGTTTAACTGAAGGTGGAACTACCAATAGATCCAGATCGCCACCAGATACATAAACATCTTCGATAGCAGCTTTTAGGATTGTTTCAGTAAGGTCTCTGTCTGTACCATCATTAGGTAAGTCAGCTCCTCCGCCAGTTGACATTGAACCAGTAGCACCTACGCTACCATTCGATGCGATCCAAGAAGGTAAAGAACCTAAAGCTCTAGCAGCAGTTGCTGATCCAGCAGCAGCTACTTGACCTTCGATAAGAGCGAACTCCATATCTTTTTTTAGTTCTTTTGATTTCTTAGCTATTTGATAAGCCATCTCGTCAGCTCTACCAGCAGAATCAACAGCACTTTGAGTTCCAGATAAAGCAATTACTTTATCAGAAATTTGTGTGTGGTTGAAAGCTCTAGTAGTAGCAACCATTGCGTCAACAGTTGCGTCATCACCTTCGATAACTTTGTTAGCAGCAGGTGCAGCTAGTGCGTCTAGTTGCCATTCATGCTTAGTTGATTTAGCAGCAGTTCTAGGAATTGCTGATAGTACAGGAGTATCTTCAGGGCTGATATTGTAAATAACATCCACTAAATCTTCTCTTATACCAGTAGTATCGTACGTATCGTACAAGTTGGTTGGTTGTGCCATAAGGCCTCCTTATTTTAATTAGAGAAAGTCTTTAAAAATCTTAGCAGCATCTTTTATTTGGCCAGACTTTTTAAGACGACTTAGTTTATCTCGTCTACGTTGAGCCAATTCATCGGCTTTTGTTTTAGCAACGCCAGGCTTAACAACTCTAGGAGCTTTAGCAACTTTCTTTGTAACTTTAGGATTTGCTTTTCTTAACTTATCGTAAGTCATAGCATCTTTAATTAACAAGACTTGTCTTGAATCATAAATACTATTGATCTCTTGATCGCTATAACCAACACCTGATAGATATCTTCTCATATCAGATTTCATTTTGGTTGCTTTATTAGGATCAGAAAAGTCAGGTATCAAGGTAGCAATCTTATTTTGTTGCTCCTGGATATATTTTTGAAACTCTTGCATTTGATTAGCTCTAGTTTCTTCCTGGATCATGTTTAAGTTTTCAGCACGCTTTCGCATTTTATGCTCTTGTCGTGCAGCTTCAACAGGATCATCTTCATAAAGTCTTTCAAAGTCTATATTGCTATATTCTCTTTGAAGTTCTTGTTGTGCCATTGTTGTTAATTCAGTCAACTTAGACAATTTTTGATTAATCTCAGATTGAGATTGTTGCAATAGATCGTTGTACTTTGATTTCTCTAAAGACAATTCTGATGTCTTGCGTGTATAATCAGCTTCTCGTTGATACCCTCGAAGTAGTTCATTAAGGGTGACTTCCATTTCGCTGCCATCTACTTTGACAACATATGAAGGTTCCTCTGAAGTTTCATCAATATCTTCTTGAGCTTCTTGTTCCACAGCTTGTTCTTCTACTTCTTCAGTTTCCTGATCCATATATGGAACATCACTTGGATTAACTGTTTCTTCAACAGCTTCTTGTTCGACTGTTTCAGTAACTTCTTCAGTCGGTTGTTCTTCTTTTGTTTCAGCAGGTTTAGTTTCTCCAGTCATAAGACCTTTAATAACTTCACCAGCATCTATTACATTCATAGCTTCATCAGCCATAGTTCACTCCTTTATGGTTAGTGTTATATTAGCACTCCAGGTTGGGTGGTGCTATTTCTTGCGGAGATCTTGTAATTGTTTCTCTGCAAGTTTCCCAGTCTCCATAACAGTACGGAGATGGTTTTCAACTTTACCTAATATTTGGTATGCAAGATAGATAGAAAATCTACCTTTATCATCCGTAGGTCCAGTTTGAAATATTGCTTCTTCATAAGATTTCTTTAGTGTATCTAAAGTCTCTTTGAATAATTCGTTTTCTAGAATTTCCTTGGCTCTTGTGCCTCTACTACTCTCTTGTTGGAGATCCGACATTTATTTGTACTTCTGCCTCAGGTTGTTCTGGTTGTAATAGTTCTTTAGTCGTAGCATCTAAAATTTGTTTATTAGTATCACTAATACCTTTCATCTCTAATGCTTCACGCCTAATTGCTTTCTCATCTATATCAGCTTTGTATTTTAATTCAAGCTCTTTTGCTTTTGTTTCAAACTCTAATATCATTTTTTGATATTTAAGTTCCATCTCACGCATTCTATTTTCATAGTTCATCTGAGCTTCAGCTGCTTTTTGTTGTGTTTGAATCTGAGAAACCTTCTCGAACTCTGTTTGTTTAGGCTGTTTAGGTGGCATTTGTTGCATACCTAAAGATGGTTCTGTGAAGTATGAACCTACATCTTTTAGTCCTGCATTCTCAATAATGCGAGCCAATGTATTATAAATGTTTTGTAAGTTTACAATTGGGCCTTGTGCAGATCCTTGAAGTTTAATTGCTTCAAGTTGTCTACCAAGGATACCATTTAATATTTGTAATTGTTGATCTCTAGATCCAGTACCTAATCCTACATGGATAGTAACATTGCATCTATCTCTCCATTCCATAGGATTCATAGGAATAAAACTATTTCTAATTTTAACAATGCGTTCTTTATCTTGATATTTAACAACTAATTCAAATATCTTTTTGAATATATCTTTAACACCAGTCTCAGCAAATACTCTTGCAATCAATTCTAATCTCATTTGTGATTGAGATAAAATAGTATTAATACCAGTAGCAGTTTTATTTAAGCTATCAGTATCCATACCCTGATTGTATTTAGTAACACCACTTCGTTCTTCTTTAATGGTATCAAGATATTGTAATAATGGAAATGCCTGGTTGCTTAGTGTTTGATTTTGTAAAGGCATCATAACTTGTCCAGGTGCGCCCTTTGTTCTTACAACTCCGCCCGGTCGGTTTGTTAAAAGATCATCAAGATTAACTTGACCATCCATAACAGCAACTCTGTTATTGTTTGTTAGATACATATTATCTAGTACCTGACGCATAACAGTAGATTTAATTAACTGAATGTCCTCCACTAACTCTGCAACAGATCTACCATGGAATCTATGTGGAACAATAATAGGTGTTAATGAACAGAAAGGATGAGAATCAACAGGAACATTATCAAGGATAGTATATCCACTATCACCAGCAGAAGTTATCTTTCTAAGTTCTGCAACTCCATCACCATCAACATCCATTCTAATATAAGACTCATAAACAATTACTTCTTCAGTAGATGCATCACCTACTGTTCTATCATAATCATCATCTACATTTCTGTATCTTGTGCTGCGCTCTTGATTGTATTGTTCTTTGTTTTCACTTGGTAGTGAATAAACTTTATCATAATCAAAACCCATTTCAATTAATGCACTACGAGTAGTTGGAACTCTATGACACATAAAGTTTGCATCAGCTAATGATTTAGCCTGGCGTTCAATTAAAAATTCTTCAGGTGGTATTGGTTCTATTTTAATTTTACCAAATGTTTCTTTTCTAGTTATAACAACATCATGTAGTTTTGGTGTTGGAACTTTGTTAAGTTCATCTCTCATCAATGATGCTTGCAAAGAATCTTCTTGTTCTGCTAATACATCTTCTGCTTTTGATTTTTGTTCTAGGAATGTTTCATCTTCGTACTCAGTATGTTCTTTTACATCTACACCATCTTCATCAACAAGCATTGTAAATTCATCATCAGATAACTTCTCATAAGTTTCTCTTTCAACTTTTTCAGAGTTATCCCAGTATACTTTGCAGATACCATTCTTTTGTAGCAATGCATCTTTAAACATTGAGTATAGAACAGTAAAGCCTTCGTTATCTTTATTAAAAATATGATTAAGATAATCAGTTGCTTGTTCAGCTATTTGTACATCTTCTTGTCCAATAGGTTCTACCTTAACTACATTATCACTTGCAGTAAATATTCTAAGCAATGGTGGTAAGATTGATTCAATAGTATCAGCTACATCAGTAGAAACAACTTGTGATCTACCTTCTACTTCATTACCGAATGCTTCACCAAAATAATATTCATTAGCTTTGCGTCTAGATTCTGTTAATTCAGAAGAATAAAATCCATAACTATTTTTAATATGATCTCCTAAAATACCTGAGATTACATACTCGTCTAGTGGTTTACCTTTTGCCATATATTTCCTTAAACTATATATCTTGTATCTACATTCATGGGTTGTGTCCAGTCAGTTCTTGTTGGGCCATCAATAACACAGCCATAGCGAAATGCATCAGCAGCGTGTGAACTCCAATCGTGTAGGGGTTTATTTTTAAATGTTTGCATTCTATCGTCAAACTGTTTTCGATATTGTCGCAAACAATCAATACCATATTTACATCTGTTTTTATCAAACCAACAGTTATCTAAACTATTCCTCACAGCTTCTATACCATGATCTACTTCTAATCGAGGACATACTTCAAAGTCTAATCCAAGATCATAAGCAACTTCTAACCTGGACTTACCAGTACCAAGTTCTCTTGTTGTAATATCGTGAGGGCCAACATGTCTACCATACTTATATCCTTTATCTCTAAGAATTGTAGCATAGTGTGCAAGTGATTCACCTGAGGTTTCATAATAATCAATGAGTCTTACTTCTTCACCAGTTCGTTGTGCAAACCAAATAGAAGTTGAATCACCTATTCCTAAATCCCACCATGTTTCTACATCCAGGCTAGGATCATAATCTACTTCTGTAATCCTATTTTCTTTTTCAGCTTTTTGAATTTGTTTTCCATAGTAAGCACCAGAGACCGCAGCTTGAAAACTACACTCATACTCCTGCTCAAATTGATCTTCTGGCATAGTTTCTCTAGCAGATTCCAATTCTTCAGCTGAGATAATTTCTGTTTCACTTGCTCTATGTAATTGTGCATACCAATCCTTTCCTGTTCGTTTTGCAAAATCGTAAACATCCCAAAACTGATTATGTCCCATTGGAGTTCCAATGAAGATTACATAACCAAGTTTGTCTGACACAGCTGGTCTAACAACTTCTGTCCATGTTCTAGGAGACATCAATGCAAACTCATCCATGCATACGCCATCAAATCCCAATCCACGAAGTGCATCAGGATTATCAGAGCCAAAGATTTGAACTCTTGATCCATTCCATAGATCAACTTTGAGTTCAGTTTCGTGACGTTTTCCACCAAGTTTCATTAAGGGTTCCGTATATTCTTTTAAATAGTCGTAAGCGACTGCCTTACCCTGGCGATATGTTGGTGCGATATACGCCAATCTTGCATTTTGCTTTTCACATGCAGTCATAATTAAATGATTGATTGCAAATACGGTCTTACCGAACCTGCGGTGACAGCAAATAACATTAAATCTTTTTAGTTCGTTATGAATCTTTTCCTGTAAAGGGCGAGGTTCATAAGGTATATCAATCTGCATCAGTTATAAATGATCTTGCTCTTTCAATTCTATCTTGTATTTTTTTATTACTTTGATCTTTTGGTCTTTCAAACTTTGTCATAAAGATTTCTGTGATTAAATCTACATCATCTCTTGCCAATGCTTCTCTTAATTGTTTTGCATTTCCTTGTCCAACAATATCTTGTTTACTACCATAGATGTTTTCCATTACATAATCAATTTGTGATTTTGCAGAATCAGTAATTTTATTTTCTTCTAAAAACTTATCATATTCTTTTTGATGTATTCCTTCAAACTGAAACAAACCATAGCCTGGACCATTCTTTTGTTGCTGAGTAAAATCAAATGAGTTTCCAGTTTCAGCACTAATGTTTCCCATAATTCCAGCAACAGCACTTTCATTCAAATCATAATCTGAACTAAGTAAATTAAATACCTGATCTACATTTTTAGGTGATACAGCTATTAAACCTTCTGATTTAATTTCATTAACTGCTTGAGCTTTATTACTAGGTAGTAAAGCAAGTAATCCTTCAAGCATATTATTTCTTTTTTCTCCAGCCAATAGTAACAGCAACAGGCTTATCATCATCACCTTGAAGAGTCTTAGTAACAGATGATAGTTTAGAATGTACATATGGTGCTGACTCCTTTGCAGCCCACATCTTCTTTTCAACAGAAACCTGTGGGTTGTTCAATAGGTTTAACATATACTTTAATGGTGTTGTTTGACCTTTACCTAGTTTGGCATCTAAGCGTTCTTGCTTTGTTCCAATAGAAACACCAGTTGGTCTACCTGCACCTTTACGTTTTCCTCCGTGTCCAGCCATTATATTAACCCTGTTAAGTTTGCCAATAACATTTTTCTTAAATTCATTGGTGTAGATTTTACTTGTGGTTGATTCATTGGTTGCCCTGGAGTACCCATTGTTTGTGGAGCAGGCATATTCATTGGCATTTTTGGTTTCATGTAAGGTGATAAATCTTTTGGGCCAACTCTTACGCCAAATATCTTTTCAATATCAGCATTAGTCTTTACATCCATACCATCAAAGCGTGAACCTGGACTAACAACTTTATTGTTTTCTAGTGTAGCAACTTCATTGTCTACTGTTAAAAATTTCATCATATGATTATCCTTTAATTAGCAATTCCAAGCTCTAAGTGATTTGTTAATTCTAGAGTTCGGATCTCTTGCAGTCTTTGCAGAGGTTAATTTCTTTTTCATTCCCTTCATTCTAGCACAGAAGGATGCGCGTCTAGGGTTGCCAACCTTTTTACTAGGTGCTTTGAGGTTACGTTTTTTCCCAGTCTTTGTTTTTCCCTTATTGTAGGATGCACGACCTTTGGCATTCAAACCCCCACTAGGGCTTTTACCTTCTTTGCGTTGCCATGCTGGAGACTTAGCCATGTTTCTTTTGTACCTCAAATTTAGCTGTTAATGATGCTCCTTTATGAGACTTAAATTTACCTGAATGTTTCATCAACTTATAAGATGAACCTTTCTTCATCCAATGAAAACCAGCAGGAGCTTTAATTGATTTCATCATTTCTGTTTTCTCTTTCTTCCTGATGCAGTAACAGACCAGCTTACTCTTTTTGGTCCAGTCTTTTTAGCTGCTTCTTTTTTAGTTATGCGACTTGCTACCTTTTTGGGTCTACAAGCAGGGTATGGTCGGTTCTTATCCTTCTTACCGCTACGCCCACACTTCTTTCCTGTCTTAACATCACGCCAGTCCTCCTTGAACCACTTGCGCAAACCCCCCTTATAGGCCATTAGTACTTGCCACCACGCTTCTTATACGTTTTGACAAGCCATGCGTTAGCATAAGCACTAGGATATACCTTGAACTTGCGTTTAGCCTCTGCTTTTACCCTAGAGTATAGGGCTTTATTCTTAGGTTTAGGTGATGCCATATTAAACTATGAACTTTTTATTAGATTCCTGTACAATCATGCCAGGTTTCTTTTTCTTTTTAGCCTCCATGATCTTCTTTTTAAGAGAATCAGGTAGAGTCATTTGTTTCTTAGTAAGCATTAGTAAGACATACCCTTCTTTTTAGTTTTCTTCTTCATCTTCTTCTTTTTCTTCTTCATTGGTGGTCTACCTTTAGTAGAACCATACGTACCTTTACCCATTGGCATAGTTATCTCTCCTTTGAAATAGTGTTTAAATTGATTTTAAGGTATCAAACAGACGAATCTTACTCTATCAGGTCTGTATCTACCATATTAAGGTTACCTGCTACTGTACGCCTCTCTCCTTCACCCTCGAAAGGGTAGACACAATGCTGTGTCCAGGATGGAAACATCAGTAGTTTACCAACTTCGGGCTTGATAGTCCGTGAGAATGGTGGTCTTAGCTCCTCCAAACCCCGTATCCCTGTCTGTCCGAAGTGAAATTGCAGGAATCCGTCTGCGATCCCACTAGAATTGTAGAGATCTGCTGCCTTATAGCCATCCTTCTCTGCAATCTGGGGTGGTATCTTAGTCCATGTGGTAAATGATAAGCCCATAAGCGTATCAACCCCGTGGTCATGCAAGGGATTGTAGTCTCTCTCGTATGAATGAACTGACCATAGACTGTGAACATGGGGAGTTCTTTTTAATTCGTCAACTCCTATAGTCCTGCAAAACTGTTTTATGTACTCCTGGGACATATACGCCACAATATTAACAAATGGGGTTATCAATGGATCCTCGGAATCGATCTTTAACTGCTCCCCGTGGGATATTTGACCTACCAGTTTATTTCCAAAATCCTCTCCACCCTTCTTGTGTCGTGCATCGAGGTATGTGTTCAAACCCCCTATGACCTTTTCTGGTAGCTGTGTCTCTAAAAATAAAACTGCTGGAGCAACTGAGAACTTCATGGTTATCTCTGTCATATCTCTTTGTATCGTTTCATTGTGTGTGTGTCAATTACGGAATACTGTTTACAAACCTCCGTATATATATTTACCTCTACCCTTATATTATTTCGTCCTATCCCGTTCTAAAACCCCCCTCTTTCCTTTTACCTCTACCTCTGTACCTATTAGGTACTGTATACTCGTCTTGAATTATCCCCTTGCCTACGTTCTCTCTTTGATTGTGTACCTTGTGTGGTTGGGTACGAACTACGCCTTATCAGGCGTGTCGTCTCCGAACGACAATCGGCTGACGGGACGAACTCCCTTCAGACTTCCCTTAGTATACCTCTAAGTATAAGTAACAATATCAATCAATGAGTGTTAGTTGGTCAATGTTCATTTGGGCGTTGAGCGTTCTCTTTCAATCATGCTTACAATCTATCGGAGATGAACTCCGAACTACGCTGGACTAAAGTCTCAGCTTCGTACGATTGCTATGATTGACGATCACTAACGCTTTCTCCTCATGTCTAGCTAAAGCTGACATTCGGATAATACTGCGCATCTTAATGATGCAGTACCAAATGTCTGGTTGAATGCCCTCTCGCCGAGGGCGTGGCTATATCGATCTAAAGATTACCATACATATCAAGTGTTGTTTTTTATTGCGCTTCGCTCCGCTACGCTAATGAATTGACACTCCAGCATAGCTGGTCTTTACTTCGGAAGTTTCTCCCCGATAGGAGCTGGACGTCCGCAAAGCGGGCTACTCCGCCTGTTCGCTCTGCTCTCAGTCGGTGCCAGCTCTCGCCCGAAACTGCTCGTAAAGATGACAAGTATGTACAGGCTACGCCTGCGATATATTTATTATTATATGTAAAGAAGTAATGAATGTATTGTATTTATAAATAAATAAAAATAGGAGTATAACTATGAATAAAAATGTAAAAACAATCTATAATGTAATCACAGAATTCTGGAAAGAATTACATGATGAATGTATGACAAGTAATCCAGTAAGAGAATCTAAAACACTTGGACAGATACTATGTGACCAAGCGTATTATGGAGCTTGTAATGGATATGAGTATGCACAGACTCAGTTATCTTTGTTAGTCAAAGGTAATCCAAATCACAAAATGGAGATCAATAGATTATCTATGAGTGAGTTGGTATCAATGTACAAAACAAATCATTTAGATTTTTATGAGACTGCGATTGAGTTCAGAACACAAAGAGTTGATGAACTAAATGAGCAACTAAAACTTGAAGAAGATATCAAAGGTATCATTGAACAATTCTCAAGAGATATTGGTTGGACACTTGGTTACACTAGAAAATCAAAGGTCAAGTCTCAGAAGTCAGTAGATAATCTTATTGTTTACTCACAAGATATCGTTGAGAAAATCAGTAATGATCTAAAACAAAAAGGTCTACTGTAAAGTAATCTAACCCCTGGTTCTTAATTGAACTGGGGGTTTTTTTCTATCTAGGTAATTAGGAACAAAAGAGGAACAAAAAATTCGCTCGGCTCCGCCTCGCTTAATATCT